CGGGGATGAACCAGATGCTATCGGGCGCTCGATCGTAGCCGTGTGGATGAGCAACTGTTCAAAGCTCATTACAAACCCTCCGTGAAGCGATCCGTGTCGCCTACCTTATCCGAGTAGCTTTCAAACACGTCATACGCCTCTCGTGGAACGGGGCCGTCAGCCGTCTGCACGTACTCCACCTTGTAATTCAGGAACTCTTCCCTTTTTATCGGGCGAGTCTGCCCCCTGAACTCGTAGAGCGCCTGCACCGCCTGAAGCACGGCACCCTTCACATCGTATGGCACGGTAGCGTACCCATACGTGAGCATGATCTTTACGTTCTGAATGCCCCGAGTCCAGTTCGCCCCATAACGACGCAGTAAGCCCGTCTCTTTGTACGCGTAGTAGTCGTCATCAGCCGTAAGTTCAGTCGTATCCCCAAACTCACGGCTCGTGTCGTCCCACACACCATCAATGGAGATAATCGGGTATTGGAAGAGAACCAGTTCGCGCTTTCCATTCCCGTCGTAATAGACAGTCGCGCTCGTACGCTGCGCAAAGTGCACGTTAGCAATCCGCTCAGCAAGAGCAGACGCTCGGTTGATGAGAGGCTCGATAGCATCCAACTCAATCGTTGAATCGCCGAGCACGGCACGCGCTTCATCCGTAGTGACGAGAGCATAAGTGGAAAGCGCCATCGCTACTCAACCTTTCTGAACTTGTTCCGAAGCTGCTTCCAGCCCTCGTTCTTGACAAGCTCAGTCAGCCAGTCCTTCGGAATGACCAGTTCCGTTCCCTTGCGGATGATGTGGCCGCAGTACTCAACATTGTGGTCCCCGTCCCACTTCACGAGACGCATATCATCTTCCAAGATGTCCATGTTGTGCTCACGTACCAGATCCACGCGCACAACACCGAGGGGCGGTGGAACAAGTTCAATATCCGGCTTCTCAAACGTGTCCACAACCTCGAAGTGGCCAACGCGCGACTCATACTCCTTGCGAAGCATGGCCTCCCTATCGAACTCCTCGCCAACCTCAAAGTGGCCGAGTACGCCACGATACGTTGTTTTCGCCTTGATTCGTACCATCTTGGTCGCCATCGTGTTCTCCTAAGCGTCTCTCTTGATCTTCCTAAATGCGTACTCGTGGTCCGCAAGCCAGGAGGTGTAGATCCCATCCCGTTCCTCGCGTTCCTGACCGCGCACACCGAACTTATGCAGTAAGTAAAAGCCGCGAAGCGTGGGGCACTCGTTCCGCCTCACATAGTGCGCCCCACGATGAACCCCGTTATGCTGGCCGTAGTAGCGAAGACCCTCACCGTGCTTGTGGTAACGAAACACAGGGTAGGGTGCACACCCATTTGTCCTCTTTAGCAAAACAGAGGCATCAGTCGCGGCTACTACTGTAGGCACCGCACCGATAACCTCCTCATCGCCGTCCACAACCAGATAAGAGTCGCCTTCTCCACCAATGAAGTACTGACTGCGTTTCGTTTCCTCGTTCACCCAAGCACGCCTGCATTCAATGACATGCTCAGCCAATTCGTAAGCTATATCGAGCGTTCCGTCCTGCGACACGTGCGATTCGTGAGGAAACGCTTCAAACGCCCCGTCCACAACCACAACTTCCGCGTGGGGAGCAGCCCGCCTAGCCGCAAGAATATGCTCTCGCAACTGGGGGTACTCTTCAAACACCGAAAAACAGATGAATAGCATCGCACACCGTATGGGTAAGGGAGCGGAGCAGAACTAGCCACCCCGCTCCCTGTGTTCGTCGGTTAGGCGGTCAGCGCGGTCGGAAGGTTGTAAAGCTCCGACACGATGTCATTGGTAGACGCCGTGTAGAGAGGCTTGAAGTCCTTCCGGATCGTGCCCACGAGCACCTGCTGGTCAGTTTCGATGTCGGTCCACGTCTTGAGCGTAATCCGACGCCGCGTGCCGACCACGAAGCCCGGACGGAACACACAAATCGCCATCGACTTGTTCGTGGTAGTTCCGTCGTAGAAGCCCGACGCGTTCAGGTTCTCGCGAATCTTCTCAGAGACGATGATCGGAATGTTGTCAATCATCCCAATCTCACCATTGAGGATCGTCGCGTTCGGCCCGTACTTGTCGAGAGTAATGACCTCGGAAATGCTCAGGAACTGAATCATCCCCGTAGGAGACGTGATGTACGCCAGGTTGGTCGGAGACGTGCCGTACTTGCCGAGATACTGCCGAATGGTGCGGATGTGCGTCAGGTTGAGCTGCGCGCCACCCACGTCGTAACGATTGCCCGACTGGGCCAGGAGACGAAGGCCGTTCCACGACTTGCGCGGGTCCGTAGACGCAGTAACGTCCGAATCACGGTGCGTAGTCGAGGTATCACCATTGATGAGCGCGTCCTCAATGCCGAAGTTCATCGTCTGGACGAGCTTCTGACGCAAGAACGGCATCACCGGGATGATCGAATCCTCGTCCATTTCCTCCGAGAAGCGCTCACGAATACCGAGCTTCACCGCAGTCAGGGTGAGGTTGCCGGTAGTCGGGGTGTCCTCAGTAATCTTGTCCGGATCACTGGTAGTAGACTCGGACAGGAGCTTCACGGACCCATCACCAACCACGTACGGAAGAGTGTACGGGCTCGACGGCATCGGGTCGATAGCCGGGAACAGAGCCTCAACGCGCTGCTCCAGATGGAAGGTGTCGATCAGGTTCGAGCTGAACAGCGTCGGAACCCACTCGTAACCAGAAGTAGCGGTACCCGCACTCATGGCCTTGATGAGCCGACCGTACTTACGCTCGCCACGCTTCCACGTCTTGAGAGTACGCGGGTTGACTCGAACGGTACCGGCCGGGTTGGTCGGGTCCTTCTGAGTGAGCAGCGCGGAGAGGATCAGAACCTCATCCTGCCACTTCTTGAAGCCAGCAATCTCGGAATCTTCACCGTCGCACTTGTGACAGATGAAGTCCTCGGGAGTGTCAGCGTACTTGAGAATCTCGGCAGGAGTCTCATCCCCAGCCGAATACTCCCCCTTGCGGGCAGAACCCGCATCCCCGCGAAGGGCCTTCAGCGTGTCGTTTGCAATACGAGACAGCGCTTCGGGGCTCGCCGCATTCTGGATGGCCGCCGTAGCATCAGCGACCTGTTTCTTCAGATCGTCCAGAGAAGCCATAGCTGCTTTTCCTTACCTGTTGTCGTTCATGGGAGCAGGCCCGAAGGCGACTAGCTCGCCTTTCCCGTAGCCTTTTCCACGGCAGCCTTGACACGCTCGCCCATATCCTCTTCGGACGGGATAGCTGCCGAAAGTGACTTCAGAGCCTCCATAGCCTCCTCCGGAACGTCACTCGCGGCTTCTTCAAGCTGCTTCTTCAGGTCAGTGACCTCAGCCGTCAGCGCCTCATTGGCACCCTTCAGCGTAGTCAACTCGTCCGCGGCGGAACGCGCTTCATCCTGGGTCTTCTCGAACGCCGTAGCCACCTTGTCGCCAAACTCTCCGAGAGCCTTGACAAGATCGCCCTGATCTGCGTTGGCCGAAACCTCGACACGCTGACCAGTCTTCTCCAGAACGGTGTCAACCTTAGAACCCAGGGTTTTCACGGCTTCCATCACGGAGGCGATGTCAATAGGCATTTCTTTGCCCTCCGATTTGAAACATAGGAACTTGCGCTTATTAGCAGCGCGTGTGACCAGAGATACCTCTGTCACAACCAAATCCTCTAGCCTGGGCATGGCCAACTCCCTTCTGAGAGTCCGCATCCCATCGTGAAACCCAGTTTGTTCGATTCGTCATTCCGTATCATCGTCCGGGCAGTTCCTCGGCTATGCGACGCGAGTACCCGCCCATGCTGTACCCAGTCAAGTCGCCCGTCTTCACGAGTTCCCACACCTCGTCATCAAAAACCTTCGAGACGAGCATCCACGTGCCCTTCACAATCCGTTCGCCGTCAAGGATGAAGTCCGCTGGAGCAATGTACGACTCCACAATGGCAATGCTCTCATTCGTTACCAAGTGCTGCACCTTCATGGTCTGGTGTTCCAGCATGAACTGATGTGCAGCAGCTTCGATCGTTGTGCCTAGAGCCCACTCACCATCCGTGTCGTACTCATCCGGAGCGTAGACCACGCCATAGACGAGTCTCTTCTCCTCATTCTTAGAAACGAACTCGCACTCGCGGCTGAACTTCGTCACATCTTCATCACGTACGTCTGACTTACAAACAACGCTGAGCTTCTTAGCCTTGATGCTGGCCTTCAGCTTATCTATAGCCTTCACGGTTTCAGCCACGGGAACGTCTCCCACGCGGCCTTTCACGATTGAGGGGTTGTTCTGTGTGCTCATAGCCATGTGCTCGATCTCCCATTCGATCCTGCCTTGGTGCTAGCCCCGTTACTGCCAACCGGAACGAGATCGCTCGGAGCACCCGGCACGACAATACACTGGCAGCCGCACGTATTCTTAGCCGAACCAGCCGGATCGCCGGGGTACATGAGACTCTCGCCACCAACAGAAAATGGCTCGTCTATGCGAACAGTCTGCCCGTGCGCATTTGAGTGAGCATCTCGTGAACTACCCGAACCGCAGAGCCACGTCTTCGCAATCCAACCGTTCGCTTCTAAAGCGTGCACGATCCCGTAATTCACGGAACGAGTCATAGCCGCTTCCACAGCCACGTTCATGCGCCCGTTCGATACAACGCTCTCCGAGAAGATGTCCGCCACTAGAGCCTCTGCTTGGCCTTGAGTATCCACCGGAGTTGCTCCATGCAAAACAGACACGATCTTGCCCGCAGTAGTCTTGTTTGCAGTCTGAATGAGATCGCTCACCACCTCATTCGCAAGACGCCGCATCTTGCCAAGATCAACTGACTCAAACCCTAGCACGGACTGGATCACTGACTCGCCAGCAGTACTCGCAAGAAGAACTACGTGGCCCGCAAGCCTAGTAACGTAGTTGTCCGACACGGTGTCCAAATGCCTGAGCACCATGTTGGCGTCCATCTTGGAAATACTAGCAAGCCCCTCAGAGTCCTTCGCCAGCAGCTTCTCAACGCACATCGAACTCTGCGCGGAGAACATGTCAGAAAACGCTGAGAACACGTCGGCGCGGTGAGACTCCTTGAGCGTGGAGGTGGTATCGAACAGACGGCGGTGGTCATCCCTGATGGCGTCAGCAGCCGCTGTGGTAACGCGATTACGCGGCCTGACCTCAACATCCCGTGCCCTGTCCGGAGAACGCTGTTGCCCGCTGCGACTCTGCTCCTCACCATCGACCACAACGCTGTTACCAGAACGGGCCGAAAGAGTACTGCCCGTATTGCGAAGGTCGTCTATAAACTCCTCACCGCCATCCGAAGCACTACCGAACCCAGCCATCTGCCGCGCTTCATCACGAGTCAGAAGGCCGTCTTTCCAGAGAGCCCGCGCACGACGCTCGTTACCCTCTTCCTGCTCAGGCGACTTGAGGTACGTCACCCAGTCGGGCTTGAAGTAGAGATCCCCCGCGTAGCGGCGCGTGAGATCCGTGTTGAACTTGTCCATGAGCCTGAGCAGGTGAGGACCCACGGTGTCCGTGATGAAGTCGAGGTTCTGCTGGTGAGCATTTGCCCACGAACTTCCCGAGGTCACTCCTACCTTCAGGGGCGGCACGTCAACCGCTGCAAGGATCTCACCCCGCGTCTGCTCGCGGAGAATCTTGAAGTCCATGTCGCGGAACGTCGCACTCACGGGCTTGTACTTGAGACCAGCCATGAGCAATGCAACATCATGCGTGCCGGAAGCATCTACACCGCGGAACTGCTTCTTCCACGTAGCCTCAATGCGGTTCTGAATGGGCTTGGGGAGGGTACGATCCGTCTCAAGCACGGCACCAGGCATGGCACCACGCTCAAAGAACCGCGCTGAGTACTTCTGCGAATCACGATCAACAGCAACCGACGTTCTAGCCGTGTCAAATGGACTGTAACCCTTCGAATCACTATCAGGGTTATACATCCGGATCTGAATGATCTCCCACGGCTTGAAGCGGATCTCTTTATGGTTCGGCGCATACTTGTAGCCTGATACGCGCGTACGTGCATCCGGGATGGGATCAACGTGTTTTGACTTGAGGCAGTACATCGCCCGAGGCAAGAACCGGCGATCGCTTACCGCCATAGGGTTGAACGGCACGAGTTCCGTGTAGGCGTTGCCGTCCAAGTGCAGTTGCCAGATCATGTCTTCGATGAACTCGAAGCGGCACTGCTCTGGGTTGGGGATCTCAATGAGGTCAAGAAGTGGGTGGTCCGCTACTTCTTCGTCCGGAGTCACGCCCGGCATACGGCGCATCAACTGCCAACGGACTGAAGCGGCAGACTGGGCAACGGCACGGATAGCCGCGTAGGCCCATACAGACTCGCGGTAAGCTTTACCCCGCGATGCCTCTGTCTTGAACCAGTCGTCCCCTGACGGGAAGTACCCGCCATCAAAGACCGAGAAGAGCGGCGGCTGCCCGACATCCTCGTAAGGAGCGAACTTCTCCGTCGCTACGGACTCTCGGCTTTTTCTTCCTCGCTTGCCTCCCCGACGCGCCATGGACCCACCATAGGCGAGGTACTATACATCTCTCTGACCACATGACATGCTGCCGCCACAGCATCGCTAAGGTCCTTGTGGCCGTCGCGTGGGTGGTCTATCTTCTGGCCCACCCGGACAAGGCTGCTAAACTCGTCATCGAATACAGGATCGTAATAGAAGTCTAACATGTCATCTATGAGTAAGTCAAGGAGCGTCTGGTAAGCAGCCGGAGTTCTGTCAACGCTTATGAACTTGAAGTTGTAA